ACAATAGATTTTTTAGAACAAAACAGGGCAGAATCTAAATGGCATTTTTTACAGATTACACAACGCTACAAGCGACTATAGCTGATTATTTAGCTCGTTCTGATTTAACAACCCAGATACCAGAGTTCATAAGATTAGCAGAAGATAGACTTGTCAGAGACTTACGCATTAGACAAATGCTTAAAGTTGCTACGGCAAATACAACAGCAGGTGATGCAACAGTATCTTTACCTTCTGATTTTATTGCTATGAAAGATTTGCATTTACAAGGCAACCCACCACAAACAATTAAATTTTTATCTACAAGTAATTTCTTTAGAAATGCACATACCGCAGAATCTGGATTACCTAGTAGATATACACTGCTCGGTGCAGAGTTTCAATTTGCTCCTATCCCTGATAGTGTTTACACGCTACAAATGGTTTACTTTTATAAACCAGAATATTTAAGCGGCACTAATTCATCTAACCTTTGGTTGGCAGATACACCTGATTTATTACTTTACGCTGCATTAGGTGAAGCAGAACCCTATTTGATGAATGACGAAAGACTTAACACATGGGCAAGTATGTATGATAGAGGAATAATGGCTCTACGCAAAAGTGATGACGAATCTGAATACCCTGCTCAACCACTTACTATTACTAACTCAACGAGGTAAATTATTATGGCTGAAATGTCGGATTATTTAGAAGTAGCACTTCTAAACGCAACACTTAACGGAACTGCATTTACAGCAGTAAACAACCCTTATGTATCATTACACACAGCAGACCCAACAGATGCAGGAACTGGTACAGAAGTTTCTGGCGGTGCTTATGCTAGAACTACTGCTTCTTTTGCTACAGCTTCAGGAACATCAGGTTTAGTTGCTACAGATTCAGATGTTACTTTTCCAACTTGCACAGCATCATGGGGAACTGTAGGATGGATTGGTTTATGGGATTCTGCTAGTGGTGGTAATATGTTATATCACACAGCATTAGATACTTCTAAAACTATTGATACAGGTGATATATTTAAAATCACTACTGGTAACCTAACTGTAGAATTAGCGTAAGGATAAAATATGGCTCTTATCGTAAAAGATAGAGTAAAAGAAACCACAACGACAACAGGTACAGGCACAGTCACATTAGCTGGAGCAAGTGCAGGTTTTCAATCTTTTGCTGCTATAGGTGATTACAATACAACTTACTATGCTATTACAAGTGATGGTAACAGCTACGAAGTAGGTTTAGGTACTTATACAGCTTCAGGTACAACTTTGTCTAGGGACACTGTATTAGAATCTAGCAATAGTGGTAGCAAAATTACTTTAGCTGGTACAAGTGAAGTATTCTGTACTTACCCTGCTGAAAAGGCTGTAGTTCAAGATAGCAATAACACAGGTATAGCACCACAGCTAGGTGCAACTAATGGTGTGTTTATAAATAATTCAATTATAGGAACTAACTACACAGTCCCTACAGGTTACAATGCAATGTCAGTATCTCCTGTAACTTTATCTAGTGGAGTATCAGTCACAGTTCCTGCTTCTAGCAGATGGGTGGTTATATAATGTCAAGTACAATAAATGCAGATACAACTAATGGTGTTGTAGTTACATCAGATACAAGTGGTGAGATAAAGCTACAATCAGCAGGGGCAGATATTGCTACAGTTAATTCTACTGGTTTAGCAATGGCTAGTGGTAAGACTTTAACAGGTGATGCCATTTTTAAAGGTAAAATACTGCAAGTTATTTCTGGAGAAAAAGGTTCATCTTTTACTGGTACTTCTGTAGTTGACAATGGTGGATATTTTTTAGATGTAACTGGTTATTCTGCTACGATTACACCTTCGTCAACTAGTAGTAGAATATTGGTTATGGTACACGCTTATATCGGTCAAACTATGGTGGCAAGTGGGTATCAATCAAGTTTAAGAATAAAACAAGGGACTCGTTATCCATTTTTAGGAACTTCTGAAGGAAGTAGACCTGTAACTTCAGCAAGAGTAAATAATTATGTTGGTAATACACACGCAATGATGAATATTTCAGGGTCATGGATAGACAGTCCTTCCTCAACATCAGCACTAACTTACCAAGTACAATTAGGTGGTTATAGTGGTGCTCCTATAGTTTATCTAAATAGGTCAGAAGCCTTTCAAGCGGCTGCTAATAATTACGATACGATACCACTTTCTACTATTACTTTAATGGAGATAGCAGGATGATTGATTTAACAAAAGCTATTATTTCGTTATATCCAGAAGCTAAATGGAGTTTAGATGGAAATGATTATGCTGGATTACAGTGGTTATCTGAAGATATAACAAAACCAACAGAAGAAGAACTTACTCAAGAGCATGAAAGATTAGAAACAGAAGTAACGGCTAACGCTTACAAACAAAAAAGAGCTGAAGAATATCCGCCTTATGCAGATTACCTAGATGGTATTGTAAAAGGCGATAATGTACAAGTACAAAAATATATAGATGATTGTTTAGCAGTTAAAGCTAAATATCCAAAAACATTAGAGGAAACAGAATGAGCATAACTCTTAACGGCATAGGTTTTGTAGAAAACAGCACAACGCTAGATACAAACTACACACTAGCAGATAATCGTAATGCTATGACAGCAGGTGCTATTACTGTAGCTGATGGTGTTACAATAACAGTAGGTGATGGTTCTACATGGACAGTAGTGTAATATGAGTACAGTAAAAAGCAAAAAACTACAGCTAGGCACAGATGCTAGAGCAACTAATAACTTTACTATCTATCAACCAGCAACACCAGATGGCACATTAAGAGTTGGTCAAGGTAATGCAGATAATCCTACAGAAGTAGCAAAAATTACATCAGCAGGAATTTTTAGTTCTGGACATATTTTGCAAGTAGTGAATAAAGTAATATCAACACAAGGTTCACAAACAATAGGGACAACAGATACACAAATTGGTACTGGTACAGACTTTGACATATCTATTACTCCTAAAGGTAATGGAAGTAAATTTATTGTTACTGCTAGATGGTTTGGAGAGACGGAAGTTGCTTGGGATGTAGTTTTTAATATACACAAAGATGGGGTTAGAATAAATACTGGTGGGTCAACTAGTAATAGACTTGGATTATCAATGGCAACACAGACATATGTGGTGGATAATAATTCTACAACACCTGAAATTATGCACATACAAACTGTAGACAGTACAGCAAGTACAGTTGATACACCTATCACTTATACTCTAGTTGCTGCTGCTAGTGGCAGTAGAACCATGTGGACTAATAGAACTTTTGTTGGTGTAGAATACGGAATATCAGAGCTCATAGTTATGGAGATAGCAGCATAATGTATAAAAAAATAATGGATATGAATGGCAATGATTATGCGTATGGTGTTGTTAGAACATCTGATAATGAGTTTGTACCATTTGACCCTTCCCTTCCTGATTATCAAGTATATTTACAATGGGTAGCTGAAGGCAATACAACTGGTGAAGCAGACTTGCCACCAATATATGTGGAGACTGACTAATGACTATTAGTATAAAGCCTACCTCAACAGAAACAATTATCCAACAAAATGGCACTGATTCTTTAGTATTTGATAATAATGGAAATGTTGAAGGCAGACAAAATTTATACCCTACTGTTCCAGCGTTTTCTGCAACATTAGCAACAACTCAAACAATATCAAATGCAACATGGACTAAAGTTCAGTTAGATACAGAAGAATTTGATACAACATCTGCTTTTGATTTGAGCAATGCTCGCTTTACCCCTCAAGTAGCAGGGTATTATGATGTACAAACTCATATTAGATTTGCATATAGCACAATGACACAACATAATGTTTCTGTGTATAAAAATGGTGTTGCCAGTAAACAAACTGCGTTAGTTAGAGGGCAGACATCTCCATCTGAAGCTGGAGGTTCATCTTTAATATATATGAATGGCACAACAGATTACATAGAACTATATGGATATGTTAGTGGAACTGGAACTGTTCAATTTCAAGCAGCATCAACAGATGCAAGACCATACTTTTCAGCAAATTTAGTAAGTTACAAATATATAGCTCCTCCATCAACACAGACACCTAATGAAAGTGATAATCTACAAGCATTTACTGGTACTGGTTCAGATGCTACATGGACTGTTCCTAATGGAGTTACTAGGGTACTTGTTAAAATATGGGGAGCTGGTGGTGGACATCCAACTTTTGGTGGTGCAGGTGGATTTACAAAAGGTTTATTGTCAGTTACAGCAGGTGAAACATTAACATTCCGAGTAGGTAAAACCCATACGGCAGAAGATAGTGGCACAGACTGTTCAGGTCAATGTTCAGGAAAAGACTTTATTGGTGGCTTTGGCGGTGGTGGTCGTGGTAGAGAAGGTAATGGTGGGGGCGGTGGTTCTTACATATTTAGAGGTGGCACTAATTTTGGTGATGTTTTAGCTGCCGCAGGTGGTGGCGGTGGAGCAGGTGCTCAAGGTAGTATGGTTGGTGCTCCATATTATGGTGGTGCAGGTGGTGGAGATTCTGGTTTAGCAGGTAAAGGTTATGGTACATACCCTACTGGCGGTGGCGGAGGAGGTACTCAATCATCTGGTGGTTTAGGTTCTCCTGCTGGTGCTAGTGGATATTCAACAACAGGCTCAACTTATAATGGTGGTACATTACAAGGCGGTAGTATTGCAGGAGGTGGCGGCTATGGTGGTGGTGGTGGTGGCGGTTACTATGGTGGCGGCTCTGGTGCTAAATCATATCCTACAGGGGTAAGTAATGGTTGGGTTCATGTAGGTGCAGGTGGTGGTTCTGGATATTCAGGTGGATTAACAGATGTAACTACCGAAGCAGGTTCTAACTACAATGGTTCAGCAGGTTACGCAGGTGGAGATAATGAAGTTGATTGGGTAAATTATGGCATACCACAGTCTGATGGCAGAATTAATGTTTACTACATATAAAGATAAGGAAATAAAATAATGCCAACAAATATTAACGGCAATTCAGGAATAGACAGAATACAGGATGGCAGTGTCCATGATGTAGATATTGCTCCAGATTCATCAATAGGATTTATTAAGCAGTGGAAAATGACTTCTTCACCCACTCAAAATATAGTCATTACAGCAGCAGCTGGAACAACAGGAGCTACATCTGGAACATATACTGGTGTAGAAATTGCTATGACTCCAAAAGACATCAACAGTTGGTTTAGAGTACATTGGGACACTTGTTGTGATGACACTGGTGGTGGAGGTGCAGCTACTGGAGCTGGTGGTGTAGGTATTATTCTATCAATGCACACACCAACCACAGGTTGGGTAAGGGTGCGAGATACAGGCTCTCATGCTTTTTATTATAATACAATGTCGGATGAGTATTTTCGCCCTGCTCTAGATACTGTAGTAAAGGCAGTTAATACTGAAGAACATACATTTAGAATATATATGAAAATACACACTACTGTAAGGTATAGAATAAATATCAATATTGCTAATTCACTTTATTCCAACGGCTGGAATAATAACCATTTTGAAGTTCAAGAATTAAATGGAGCTACATTCAATAACGGAAACTACACTTGATGATTATAAGAACTATAACTAGACAAGATGCTTTAGAAAGTTTATCTAAAGAATTATTCCCTTCATATAAATTTATGGGGACTGATGATGATATGATAATAATTGACACATCTATTGATGATGGTATTGTTGATGGAAAATATAAATCAAATACCACTTGCCCTTTTACAGAAGAAGAAATTGAAGCAGAATTAAATAGACTTCAAACAGAATATGATAACAAAGAATATCAAAGAAAAAGAGCATCTGAATATGCACCACTAGCTGAACAACTAGATATGCAATACCATGATGTACAAGATGGTACTGAAACATGGCTTAACCATATAAGAGAAGTAAAAGCTAAATACCCAAAGGATTCTGAATAATGGCTAGTATAAAATTAAAGGGAGACACATCTGGTGAAGTTATCATATCAGCTCCTTCAGTTGCAGGAGCAAGTACATTAGAACTACAAGCTACTAACGGCACTATAGCTACCACAGCAGATATAAACACTTTTTATAATTCTCTTGGTAATCGTAACCTTATCATTAATGGTAAGATGCAAGTTGCACAGAGGGGGACGAGTGTTAGTGGGATTACTTCTGAAAATTTTTATACTGTTGATAGATGGAGAGCTCTTGTAAGTGGCGGAACATGGACACAAAGTCAAGACACAGATGTACCACCAGCACAAGGATTTGGCAACAGTGTAAAAATGCTATGCACTACTGCTAACCCATCTCTAGCGGCTGGTAATGTATTACAAATTAGAACAAGACTTGAAGGTCAAAATGTACAACAACTTAAATATGGCACTACATTTGCTGAAAGTTTAACATATTGTTTTTGGATAAAATCTAACAAAACTGGAACTTATATATCTGAATTATACAATATTGATGCAACAAAACAGGTATCTAAAACTTTTACAATAAATGATGCTGACACTTGGGAAAAGAAAACTATCACTTTTGATGGAGATACTCTTTCTGGTTTTGACAATGATAACGATAATTCATTTCAAATAGGCATTTTTCTTTCTGCTGGAACTAACTATACTTCTGGAACACTACAAACAACATGGACAGCGGCTAATAATACAAACAGAGCAGTAGGTCAGGTCAACCTAGCAGATGCAGTAAATAACTATGTTAATATTACAGGTGTACAACTAGAAGCTGGTACAACTGCAACCCCATTTGAACACATACCATATGGTAGAGAGTTAGAAAGATGCAATAGGTATTTTTTTAATTTTTCAGGGACTTTACATGGTGGCAATTATAGTACCAGTGGATTTGTAACTGGAATATTTCCTACAGAAATGAGAATAGCACCTACCATAACTTATAGTGCTGCTAGGACTCCATTAGTAGGTATAGGTTTTGGCTATACTAAACCTGAATTTTTTAGTGGTTATATGGGAGCTAATCCTTATGTAGCAAATTTAGCAGCAGATGCGGAGCTATAATTATGTATAGAATACTAACAGACAGCACTAGAGAAATTATACCAGACGAAGATGTGCAATGTATTTTGCGAATAGAGGACAATGCTTTTATTCCAATGGACGAAAAAAACAGAGACTACCAAGAATACCTAGCTTGGTTAGCAGAAGGTAACACACCAGAAGAAGTAGAGTAAATGTACGGCATTACTGCATTTTCACAGAGTCCATACTCTACATTAGGAGGTAAGTCAGCAATATTTGGTTCTGCACAGATACAAGGTGCAAGTACCCTTACAGCTAATGCGTTAAGAGAAAGAACTGCGGCTGCATCTATCAGTGCAACTGCAACACTAACATCAAATGGAATATTAGTTAGACTTGCTAATGCAAGTATTAATGGTCAAGCGACTGTTACTGCATTAGGTGGTCTGATTAATAATGCAACAGGTTCTATTACTGGCACTGCAACTGTTACTTCTAATGCTGTTTATGTGGCATTTGGTGAAGGTGATATAAGTGGTCGTGCAACACTGACTGTTGCTTTATCTGGTTCTATTATCTATGCTGATGCAAGCATTAGTGGTACAGCTACACTAACTGCTGATGGGTTAAGAATACAATTTGGTGATGCAAGTATTACAGGTACATCTACGCTTACAGCATTAGGTGGACTAGTAATAGATGGTCATGCAGGTGTAGAAGGATTAGCAACATTAGAATTACCATCAACCACTGTAATAAGACAAGCAGATGCTTCTGTAAATGGTGTAAGTACAGTAGTATCATTAGGAACTTTACTTGGTGAAGAATGGAGTGATGTCCCAGTAGAAGGAAACACATGGTTAGAAGTATCAGCAAGTAGTGATTTATGGACTGATGTTCCTGTAGAAAATAATACATGGGATGAAGTATCAGTAGGTAGTAATGTATGGACAGATTCAACAACAGGAACTAATAAATGGAAACGACAAGGATAAAACATGGCAAAAACTAAAATATCAGAATGGGACAGTGTTGCAGCTAACAATACTGACATAAACAATATTAACATAAATGAAGGATGTCCTCCCAGTACCATTAACAATGCTATTCGTGAAACAATGGCACAAGTTAAAGATTACATAGATGGCTCTAGTGGTGATTATCTTATTAATAGTGGTGGAATTACATCTAATGGGCAGGCTAGTTTTAATGGAGACACGCGTATTAATGGGCAGTTTCGTTTAAACGGAAGCTCTGGAGTTTCTGGACAGGTATTTACATCTAGTGGGGGTACAAATGTTCCTAGTTGGACAACTTTAGGCACTATTTCTACACAAAACGCTAATAGTGTAAATATTTCAGGGACAGTGCAAACTAATAATTTTAATTCAACTGGTGCATTTAAAATAGACGGCTCAACAGGAGCGGCTGGTCAAGTATTAGTTTCTACTGGTTCAAATGCACATCCTAATTGGACAACATTACAAATTTTTGTTTCAGGTATGATAATGCTATGGTCAGGTTCTACAAGCTCTATTCCTAGTGGTTGGGTATTATGTAATGGCTCTAATGGCACTCCTAATTTAAGAGATAAGTTTGTGGTAGGTGCAGGTTCTAGTTATGCAGTAAATGCTCAAGGTGGTTCAAATACAATAGCAACTAGTGATACTGCGGTTGGAATAACAAACGCAACTCTTTCTGTTCCAAGAGATGGATGGGGAACTACAGGCGGACCTTTGGGAACAGCAACAGCTGGAAGATTACTTGTTGGCTCTGGGCAAGCCGAATATTCTGAAGGGTTAGAGTCTATTCGTGCCGCAGGTAGTAATAGGTCACTTGGTGCTCATAGCCACACATCTGGTAATCACGGACATATTGTAGACACAAGAAGCCCATACTACGCATTAGCGTACATAATGAAAGTATAATATGACAACAAAAAGATTACAATTTACAGATTGGCTACCAGACCAACCAGCAAACGCAGGTAGTTTAAATGATGCTAAAAATGTATTTCCTGTTGGTATTGGTTATGGTGCTTTCCCTAGCTCGGTAGATTTTTCTAATTCTGCTAGTGAAAATATTAACAATATATTTGTAGCCAAGTTTGGTGCTAATGTAGAAGTATTTGCAGGTGGTGCTACAAAGCTGTTTAAACTAGATATTGCAACACAAAACTTAAATGATGTGTCTAAAGCAGGTGGTTATGGTGGTAATGGCACATGGAAGTTTGAACAATTTGGTCAGGTAGTATTAGCTTGTAACGACAACAATAAAATTCAAGCATGGACTATTGGTGTATCTACTGCATTTGCAGATGTAGCAGCATCAGCTCCTATAGCTAAAGATATTGCTGTAGTTCGTGACTTTGTTTTTGCAGGAAATATTAGTATAGGCTCACAGCCAGACAAAGTTCAATGGTCAGATATTAATGATGAAACTGACTGGGTATCTGGTGCTACAAGTCAAAGTGATTTTCAAATAATTGCTGATGGCGGTAATGTTCAAGCAATAACAGGTGGTGAGTTTGGTGTTGTGTTGTTAGAAAAATCTATAGTTAGATGTTCATATGTAGGTAGCCCTCTCTTTTGGCAATTTGATGCTATTTCTAATGGACTAGGTTGTTTGGAAGGTAATTCTGTTGCTAGGTATGGAAACATTACTTTCTTTTTAGCAGATGATGGATTTTACTCTACAGATGGACAAACAGTAACAAATATAGGATTAGAAAAATTAGATAGATGGTTTTTTGGTAGGGCTGATTTAACAAAACTTAATACTATGAGTGTTGCTATAGACCCTGTTAAAAATCTTGTCGTATGGAACTATGCTGATGTAGATGGTAACAGAAGAATACTTATTTATAATTGGCAGCTACAAAAATGGTCAAGAGCTGAAACAACATCAAATATTGTAGGTACTATTGCTACATTGGGAGAAACATTAGAAACTTTAGAATCTATTTTAGGTTATACAGACATAGATACTATGCCAGTAATATCACTAGATTCCAGATTGTTTATTGGAGGTAAGTTTCTATTTGCAGGTGCAAGGGCAGATAAAATTGTAGTATTTACAGGTCAGTCTACAACACCACAACTAATCACTACAGACATAGAAGTTGGTTACAATTCTGTAGCTACACTAGCAAGACCACAAATAGACAATGGCACAGCACAAGTTGCAGTAGCTAGTCGTAGAGAATTAGATGACAACATTATTTTTGGTACATTTGTTCCTGCTACAACAGAAGGCAGATGCAGTTTAAGAAGTGCAGGTAGGTATCATAGATTTAATGTACAACCTACAGGTAACTGGACAACAGCTATGGCAGTAGATGTAGATGTAAAACCACAAGGTAATAGATAATGCCTAGAATGTATCGTACACTTCCCTATCAAGGGGGAGATGCTAGATTAGTGTCCGAAGTAGTTAATAACGCTATGAATGGTAAAACCAATAATAGTGGCACTTTTACTTTAGCAACATCAGTGACAGAAACTACTGTTGCTAATGAAAGGGCAGGTTTTGATTCAGTAATTTTATTATCACCAAGAACTGTAAATGCAGCAGCAGAATCAGACTATACATATATTAAAACAAAAGCTAAAGGTAGCTTTGTTGTAGGGCATAGAAATACATCTAATACTGATGTAACATATGATTATATTATTGTTGGATAAATTTTATGAAACTCTATGTAGTGCCTACGAATCAAGTGCAAAGATTTTGGTATCTTGCAGAACCTTTATTACAAAAAGCATTAGACAAAGGTAACAACGAATTTACTAGCGGTCAGTTAAAACTGTTAGTTACACAAGGTCAGCAACAATTACTATTAGTAATGAAAGACGAGATTTGTTATGTAGCACTCACTGTACAATGGATTAACTATCCTAACGACAGGGTGGCTTATATAACTTATATAGGCGGTAAAAATACAAAAGCAGGAATGGAACAGTTTAAACAGTGGGTTAAAGAAAATGGTGGAACTTCAATACAGGGTTCTACTAAATTTGAAAGCATTACTAAACTGTGGAATAGGCTTTACGGATTCAATAAAAAATATCAATTAATGGAGTTGAAAATAGAATGATTAAGTTAAAAATATGGTTATATAACTGGCTTGCTAAAGATTTAGGCAAATTAGGTAGAGAGGGAGATACTGAACTTGCTCATGTTAATACATGGGAAGCTAATCTTCTAAAAGCACATGGAGGTTCAGGAACAATTAATCCTGTTACTGGATTGCGTGAATACAAAGGTGGTGGTGGTGGTAGTAGTCAATCACAAACAACCACACAAAATATTGACCCTGCTATCTTGCCATACATAACCTATGGTTTAGGACAAGCAAAAAATTTGTACCAAAAACAATCTCCAAGCTATTATCCAAGAGCAACTTATGTTCCAGCATCCGCAACTACAAAAACAGCATTAAGTTTAGCAAGTGATAGAGCAAGAACTGGTAGTCCATTAGTACCAGAAGCTCAATCAAC